GAGTATGGTTATGATGCTCATGGTGATTTGTATCTTGCCGATGAGATCAGTCCTGATAGTATGAGGCTCTGGAAGATTGGTAGTGACGAAAGATTCGATAAGGATCTATTCAGAAAGGACGAAGGTGATATTGTTCCTGCCTATCGTGAGATCCTTGACCGACTACAACCCTTAGCAATTCAATGAAGAAGATGTGATGAAGAACATAGTTATTATCAAACGTAATATTGATCCATCGTTATATCTGAATAAGATCTATAATAGGTGGAGTGATTGGGATTGGGTATCTCAGCAAAGTAATGTTGGAGGAAAAAAAGATCCATATGGATTCTTACCACTGATCTGGGCAAGAGTAAAGGAGGGTGAGAGTCCAAAGGATACAAACTTCTTAGAGCAAACACCACTGTTCCAACACTATCCAGAGGTCATAAACTTCTGGAAGAGTAATAAAATACGTTCATTGGGAAGAGCAGCATTCTTTAAGTTGATGCCTGGAGGAAAAGTAGGAAGACATATCGACGAGGGAGAATATTATCTACAGAAAGATAGGTATCATCTATCTCTCCAATCAAGGTATCACTACACCGTGGGGGATGAGGAGATGATTGTAGAACCAGGAACGTTTTTCTGGTTCAATAATAAATTACCCCATGGTGCTAAAAATATTGGAGATGTAGATAGAATATCATTGGTCTTTGATGTACCACACCATAGAAAGAACCCACACCACACTGTAAGAATCGGCAAAGGGTTTAAATAAATGGGGGGACATTAGTCCCCTTTTTTAATGCTTTCTGTGTGAACATGCTGGTCATTGACGAAAAGAACGTTATATGTAATAATGAGAACGAGCAGGTGTTTGAGGCATTCGAACGCCATGGCATCACACCTCACGTTATTAACTTCCGTCATCGTTTTTTCTGGGATGGCGGTCTACATTGTATTACAAGTGACTTACACAGAGACGGTACCCGAAAAGATTACTTCCCAGATCGAGAAGTGGATCAATGACACACTGAGTCAACCAAACAAAACGTTTGGTAACCTACCACCATGCCCTTATGCTAAGAAGGCATGGGCGGATGGTAATGTCTCCGTCAGAATGTTTACCAGCTTTGAGCAGTTCGAGAAAGGACCCTGGGATAAAGAGGTGAACATCTATGTTACTGATATGTCCTCCTGGGACCTGAAAGAGGCAGCAGTAGAATATAATCGACGCTATCCTACCTATCTCTTCTTGGAGGAGCACCCAGACCTCACTGAGGACGTTGATGGTTTCTTAGTCAACCAGGGTGAGTATGGTATGATGATTGTACAGGAACGTAGACCCCTTGAGGAGGCACGTAAAGCACTCCAGAAGACTGGGTACTATGATAAGTGGTCTCCCGAGATGAAGGAGCGTATCCTTGAGCGTTAAAAGGATCAAGTGGTTTAGTGCCACAGTCATCTTGGTCGCTATGGTATTCCATGTTCTAGGGTTGACACCCTGGAATAGTTTGCTACAGTTAGTAGGTGCCGCAGGTTGGACATATGTTGGAGTAAGGTGGAAAGAACGTGCTATCGTCATGAACTTTCTTCCTCAGTTCTTCATCATCATCCCCGGTCTTATCTACTTAATGACCAAGTAGTTTGCTACATATAACATGTTGTCAGTATCCATATGAACCCGGACGATATCACCATCGATAGTATGGGCAAAATGTTTGCTTATGAAAAGGTTGCCCGTGAGATTGAGGCAGTCAATGACGTAGAAGATCTTCGTAACGTTGCTAAGTCTTTTGCTAAACTTTATTATAAGCAGCAAGAAGTAGTAAGTGCTCTTGGTTTTAAATGAGTGAATACTGGGAAGTCCGTGAGAACGGCACAAGATATTGTCACTGTGGAAAGCAGGAGACCGCTTGGGATTTGGTTCGTATGAAACCTGGTATAAGATCTTGTCATAAGATAAATATCATTCCTGGTCAGGTCATAGACGTAGCGGTCAAAGAGATCCTAGAACTTCCTGGACAACTAGGTCTACCATCTGCTATAATGGAAAAGGAATTGCCAGAATTCCAAGGCGAACCATTACCTTACTGGGACGAATTACAATCCTGAAATGATGAAAGCAACAGTTTACACACGGACGGATTGTCCCTACTGTGTTAAGGTTAAACAAGTCTTGACGATGGTTGAGGCACAGGTTACCGAGTATACATATGGAGAGCATTTCACTAAAGAACAATTTTACAATGAATTTGGTGAAGGTGCTACATTTCCACAAGTTGTTATCGACCAGGAGAATGTGGGCGGATGCACAGAGACAGTGAAGGTATTGAGGGAGCGGGGCTTGGTCTAAATAAAGGCGTAGAACTACTACTGAGGAGGAAGAGACCATCAAAACGCTTGAGTTTTGGTAAGATTGTTCTTCCTTTTACCGACAAGGAAGTTTCTTTTTACCTAGAAATTAGGAAACGTTAGTAGGAGTAAGAAAATGTTAGCAGCAGTTATTGGACTAGCAGTAGTCTGTGTAATGCTTTTAACGGGATTAAGTTTAGTTGTTGGATATCTATTCCGACAGTATATTACAGACATCACCCCAATTTATTCTCATCCAGAATGTTTTGATGAGAATGGCAATCCACTCCCCGATGAAATTATCGCATTTCGATTTGAGGGATCACATTTAGACGAATTTGATGATTAACTATGAACAAACTTCCTGACAATCCTCTGGTCTCTGAACTTTTTACTGCTGTACATGGTAAAAAGAACAAAACAGACAAGGTTAAACTGCTGAGAGATAACATCCGTGACGATGTTAAAGCACTTATCATTTGGAACTATGATAAAGGCATCCGCAGTGCTCTACCCGAGGGTGAAGTTCCTTTTAAACCAAACGAAGCACCAGCAAACAGTGGTGGTCATACACGACTTGTGCATGAATGGAGAACTCTGTACCATTATATAAAGGGTGGCAATAATAAGCTGTCTCAGATGAAGCGTGAGCAAATGTTTGTTCAACTTCTAGAGTCACTTCACGCTGACGAAGCGAACATTCTTATGCTGGTCAAGGATAAAGAACTCCAGAAGAAGTATCGCATCACCCGTCAAGTTGTCGAGGAGGCATACCCCGAGATTGTTTGGCGAGACAAATGAAACTTCTCCATGAAAAGTGTGACCCTTCAGTCTCACTAGATCGTACTCTGCCTTACACGGCATACATGATCGAGTATGTTGAGGGTGACACCACATATTATGATATTGCCTTAGGCAATAAGCAATCCGAAATCTTTGATCATTACTATGACAAATATAAAAAAGATTTCGTCAACATGACCCAGACAGAAGGTAGAAGTAATCCTAAACTCTGGGGAGCACAACAGGCACCACCCCCTAGTTCCAAGAAAAAGTAACTGTTTGTCTTAATACCAAAACACTTGACTAAATAGTGTATGAGGTCTATAATAGACCTAACGTTCATCCCACTTTTGGGTGGGACGCAAGTAAGTCGCGGAACGGAACCGTTCATCCCATGATTGAATTTCTTTTATATTCATCACTCACATGTCAGCAAGCCGATAGCATTATGCTACGGATGGAAAACCATGAAAATCTCAACCATCAAGTTAAGATTGAATTGGTAGAAGCCATGAAGGAGGCAACTCCTGAGTGTTATTGGGACGCAAACGACTAAAGGAACGGACCTAAAAATCCAACTACTTTAGGAGTAACAACATGAACACCCTTCAAATGGTGAAACAGCAGATCCAGAAAGCATCTGCACTGCATGACGCACAAGTTCTTCACACCTCATATCGTGGTGTTGAGTATGATACCCGTTGTGTAGAAAGTAAAGAGTCTCACGGGACTTTCTGCTATCGTGGTCGTACTTACAGTAAGTAAACAACCTCTATAGGTTTATCGTGGGGTGCTAAGCACCCCTTTTTTGTTTTAAAATGAGGTATAAAGATTCTATCCGCCTTATTAAAGAGGCATTAAAGCAACCATGGAGGTATACTCCTACTGAGTTGACATATCTACGGTTGCAACTTAAAATGACAAAGAAACTTCTTAAGAAGAAACAAGGATTTAAAGGCGTTGTAAATGAAAGTCAGTCTAATAACAGCAACTCCTGATGCGGAGAAGATGATGGCGTATGTCGCCAGAGTCAGCAACCCTAATAACCAAGAGAACCCAAACTACGCAGGACTCCTTGGTTATTGTATCAAACATGGGCATTGGTCTGTTTTTGAGCAGGCACACATGACCCTTGAGATTGAAACTACAAGAGGACTGGCAGCTCAAATCCTACGTCACCGTAGTTTTACTTATCAGGAATTCTCACAACGTTATGCCAGCACCAACTTGCTGAGTATGGATATTGAGTTGCCTGAATTACGTCGTCAGGATACAAAGAACCGTCAGAATAGTATTGATGATCTTGATCCTGAGGTTGTAGATAAATTAAATCGTCAGATGGTTACTCTATTCAGTTCTGCTTCTGCTCTTTACAGTCAGATGTTAGATGCTGGTGTTGCTAAAGAGTGTGCTCGTTTTGTGCTACCTTTGGCGTGTCCAACTAGATTATACATGACAGGTTCAGTCCGTTCATGGTATCATTACATCGTTTTGAGATCTGCTAACGGTACACAGAAGGAGCACATGGATATCGCTAACGAATGTAAGCGTATCTTCCAAGAACAATTTCCTACGGTAGCAGAAGCGGCAGGATGGTGATGTACACCGGTCCAGTTCACAGTCTGGAGCACCTTCGTCACCTGCCTAGGGTAACCCCACAAGAGATTGCTACTTACATCTTCCAGCAAGAGATCGTAGCAATCTATCAGGGACGCTCTGAGGCAGGTCCTAGGGCACTAGGTAACCGAAGTATCCTATACGATCCTCGGGATGGTCTGGGACCCGACAGAGTGAACACAGTAAAGAACCGTGAGAAGTTCAGACCTTTTGCTGCTAGTGTTTTGGAAGAACACGCTGCTGACTGGTTTGATATGTCAACCTTGGAGCACTCAAGGGAGATGATGTATGCGGTAGAAGCAAAGGAAGAGGTTAGGAATAAGATCCCTGCTGTTCTACATGTTGACTACACCTGTAGGATCCAGACTGTGACAAAGGAAATCAACCCTCATTATTATGAGATGATCTCTGAGTTTTACAAGTATACTAAGATACCAATGGTGTTAAATACTT